CAAATACAGGTGCAGCCGCAGCCGCTAAACAAAAAGACACTACACCAGTTAAACAAAAAGACACTGTATCAGCAGCTAAACCCAAGGAAAGCGCGGCTAGCCTAGCAGCACAAGAAGCGGCGGAACGCGCTCGTATGGCAAAACTTACGGGTAACCAAGGCCGTTTAGCTCGATTAGCGGATATAACAGGTTTTGGTAAGGCGAACGCACTTGACCAGCGTGCAAAAGTAGCGGCGCAGCAGGAGCGTATAGCTAAGGAGCAGTCTGGTCGTGCTAAGGTACAAGCTACAAAAAACCAACAGCGCGCAGCAACCGCTCGTAAGGAAGAGTTTATCAACCGTAAGGTTGAAGGCGAGACAGGTTTACAACGGATTGCCCGTATAAACCGTGAAACAGCCGCTATGGCTAAAGGTGGCGCAGTTAAAAAGAAGGAAACTACTATGAAATATCGTTCCGGTGGTTCAACACCTCCAAAACCAACTGCGGCTGAGCGTGCGGCAGATGCTAAGTTCCGTAAGTCCGTAAAGGACCTCAAGGTTACGCCAGAAAACGCCAAGGCCATCGGTCGTGGAAACCGTTCGACGGGCTACGCTAAGGGCGGTAAGGTCAAGAAAATGGCTGTAGGTGGTGTGGCGCCTTTGGGTGGGACAGCTTTAACAACTCCAACAGCTACACCTACTCAATCACAGTCTGCATCAATGCCAGCAGGCAAGGCTCAAACGCCCCCCGCGGCTGGATCAACAATGGGTAGTGGTATGGACCCAGCTAAGGCTATGGCACAAATGCAAGCTTCGCAGAAGGCTGCGCCTGCTGTAGGACCCGGTATGTCGGCTACTACTCAGGGGACTGACGCAGAACGCCGCGCACATAATGCACAGGCTATACTTCAGGCAAAGTACAGTTCGGCTACGCCAAACAGGGACCAGACGCCCCAAATGCAACGGACAACAGACGCCGCAGGCAATGTAACTTCTAATAAATTAGTTAATACATTCGACCGCAATCAGTCTACTAGGGATTTTAATACTGTAGGTAGGGACTTCATAAGCAAAGGCGTTCCGATGAAAGCAGTCATCCAAGCGCAGGGTGAATTACGTAAGTTACAAATGGATAACCGCAGTACCCCAGCGCAGCATCAGGCGGCAATGCAGAGCATTTTAGCGCGTATGAATAGCCTTGTGCCTAAGAGAGCCGCAAAGGGTGGTTCTATGAAGGCAGCAAATAAATCCGGTCGTGCGCTGGTCAAAAAGTCAGCGGACACTGAGGGCCGTGCAATGAAGAAGTTTGCTTCAGGTGGACTTGTTGGCAAACACAAAGCTGCCAATGGCATTGCTAAAAAGGGTCTCACCAAAGGTACGCAAGTCAAGATGAACAAGGGCGGTGCTTGCTACGCTAAGGGCGGCTCGGTCCGGTCGATTGACGGTATTGCTACTAAGGGCAAAACACGTTGCAAAGGGGCACGTAAGTAATGCGCGCTTGTCGGGGTATGGGGGATATAAACCCTTCCAAAATGCCGGGTAAAAAGACAATCCGTCGTAAGGATAACCCCGACGAGGTGGCTGTGTATGCTAAGGGCGGTAAGGCGAAGCTTGACATCTCCAAAGCGATCAAGAAACCGGGCGCACTCCGTGCGCAGCTTGGCACTCCTAAGGGAAAGAAAATCCCAACAGGAAAACTTGCAAAAGCCGCCAAGGCCCCCGGTAAGCTAGGCCAACGTGCACGGTTTGCGCAGCTGTTGAAAGGCTTCAAGAAGAAGTAATGGCCCGGTCGGACGAACCCAAATGGAAACGCATTGTCGCTAGTGTAAAAGCTGGCGACAAAGGCGGCAATCCGGGGCAATGGTCCGCGAGAAAAGCTCAGCTTGCGACCCAGCGGTATAAGAAGTCTGGCGGTGGCTATAGCGGTCCGAAGACGGAAGCTCAGAAGTCTCTGTCCAAATGGACTAAGGAAGACTGGGGAACCAAGTCGGGCAAGCCGTCTACGCAGGGCAAGAAAGCTACGGGCGAGCGCTACTTACCTAAGAAAGCACGTGAGGCTTTGAGTTCGCAGGAATACTCTGCTACAAGTAAGGCGAAACGCGCAGGCATTAAGGCGGGCAAACAGTTCGTTAAGCAGCCGAAGGCCATAGCGAAGAAGGCAGCTAAATACCGATGACCACTAGCGGAACCAGCACATTTAATCTTAACCTCAACGACCTAGTCGAAGAGGCTTTTGAGCGTTGCGGGGCTGAGCTTCGCACGGGCTATGACTTACGCACTGCGCGTCGTAGCTTGAACCTGCTTACCATTGAGTGGGCTAACCGTGGCATTAATCTGTGGACTATCGAGCAGGGTTCTATTCCGCTTGTTCAGGGGCAGATTGTTTATGACCTGCCTGTAGACACCATAGATTTGCTTGAGCATGTTGTGCGCACCCAGACTGGGCAGCAGCAGACTGATATCACTATTAGCCGTATCAGCATCGACACATACTCGACAATTCCAAATAAGAACGCGCAGGGTCGGCCTATCCAAGTGTGGATCAACCGCCAGTCAGGTGCAGACTACCCGATAGATGGCGTTGCAAACCCGCAGATTAATGTGTGGCCAGCCCCAGACCAGAGCAACTTCTATACTTTTGTTTACTGGCGCTTGCGCCGCTTACAGGATGCTGGTGATGGTGTTACTACGCAAGATATACCGTTTAGGTTCCTCCCTTGTTTGGTGGCTGGTCTCGCGTATCACCTATCCCTAAAGGTTCCCGGCGCGCTTGAGCGTAGCCAGATGTTAAAGGCTGAATACGAAGAACTCTGGCAGCAGGCTGCTGATGAGGACCGCGAGAAAGCGCCATTGCGCATCGCACCTCGTCAGTATTTCCGGTGATTTGTGCCTAATCGGTTTGCATCTGGTAAATGGGCAATCGCCCAGTGCGACCGCTGTAACTTTCGGTACAAGCTGAAGGAACTCAAACGGCTTGTCATTAAGACCAAGAATGTCAACATCCTTGTGTGCCCCACTTGCTGGGAACCAGATCAGCCCCAGCTTCAGTTGGGTATGTATCCCGTGGATGACCCACAGGCACTACGCGACCCACGCCCAGACAATAGCTATAACCAAGCAGGTCTGAACGTGAACAACAACCCTACTGATGGTAGCCGTGTAATTCAGTGGGGGTGGGACCCTGTAGGGTTAAATAATCCTTTGGGTTTATTTGGTCTCCCAAATACGCTATTAGGCAATGGTCAAGTAGGGACCGTAACAATCGAGACGGAGAATTAGTGATGGATAAGAAAGATATGAAGCAGGATAAAGCCACTGCAGCGAAGGCCGTGCACAAGCACGAGCGCGCAATGCACAAGGGCAAACCCCTGACTAAGATGGCCAAGGGCGGTAAGACCAACGCACAAATGGGTGCTATGGGCCGTAATCTAGCCAAGATCGCTAACCAGAAGAAATCTTCGCGGGGTAAATAATATGGACTACAAGCCAAAAACGGTGCCGATTGTGAAGAACAACTCGGGCTACCCTAATAAAGTAGCTAACACTCAGACCGTGAAAACACGCGGTACAGGTGCGGCGACTAAGGGCACGCATAGCAGCAAGAAGTTGGCATAATGAATTACGCTGAACTGTTCGAGACAATCAAGGGGTACGTCGAAAACGACTTCCCCAACACCTCATGGACCGGCTCTGACGGCTCCACTCCGGTGACGTTTACGTCTACCGAACAGATCAACACGTTCATCGAACAGGCTGAGCAGCGCATCTTTAACACGGTGCAGCTGCTTGACCTACGTAAGAACGTGACGGGTAATATGACGTCAGGTAATAAGTACCTTTCGGTACCTTCAGACTGGCTGGCTAACTTCTCCATGGCTGTTATCGACGCTACTGGACGTTATGAGTATATGCTTAACAAGGATGTGAGCTACATCCGGCAGTCGTTTCCTAACCCGGCCACGACGGGTATACCCACGCACTACGCCTACTTTGACGAGAACTCGTACATTTTGGGGCCGACGCCGGACGCTAACTATGCAGTCGAACTGCATTACTTCTACTACCCAGAGTCGATTGTGACTGCGGGTACGTCGTGGTTGGGTGATAACTTCGACAGCGCGTTGCTTTATGGTGCGCTTATTGAGGCGTATATCTTCATGAAGGGCGAGCAGGACATCAACGCTGAGTATCAGAAACGGTACACTGAAGCGATGGGTATGCTCAAACAGCTTGGCGAAGGGAAGAACAGGCAGGATATGTACCGCACTCCCCAAGTCCGATACTCGGTTTCGTAGGAGGCATAGATGTTCGACCCCGTTTCAGGCACTATTGGTAACGTCATGGTTATGGCTACCGAGGGCCGTGGTTCTACGCCGGAGGAAGTTGCCGAGCGTGCGCTGGATAAGATTATCTACGTAGGTAGCGCAGCGCACCCCGCCATTCGTGACCAAGCTGAAGCCTTCAAAGATAGCATCCGTGCCGTGCTTGTGCACTATATGCATGAGGCCGTGCGGTCCCATAACGTAACTCTGGTGAACAAATTTAAACAGGCGGGGCATCCAGAGCTAACCGCTATACTCGATACATAAGGAGGCCTTAAGATGCCAATTACCCAAGCAATGACCACATCGTTTAAGGCCGAGCTTATGCTTGCTGTACACGATTTCCGCGTAAGCGGTGATACTTTCAAGCTCGCACTATACACTTCGTCCGCTTCGATTGATGCGAACACGACAGCATACACTGCGTCGAACGAAGTTACAGGTGCTAACTACACTGCTGGTGGCGGTACGCTTGTCAATTTGGGCGTCGTTACGTCTAACAACAGCGCGTCTTCGGGTACGGGTTTCACGGACTTCTCCGACCTAACCTTCGCTAACTCGACCATTACCGCACGTGGCGCACTTATATATAACACCACGCCTTCGGCGCTTTCTAACGCTGGAGCTACGCTGACGAACGCTGCGGTGGCTACTTTAGATTTCGGTTCGGATAAGTCTTCGACAGACGGTGACTTCACCATCATCTTCCCAACGGCTTCTAATACCACCGCTATTATCCGTATCGTATAAGGAAAACCAATGCCTTTAGTCGTTGCTGATCGCGTTCGGGAGACTACTACTACCACTGGTACGGGGACTATAACCCTTGCTGGGGCCGTACCCGGCTACCAGTCTTTCTCCGTAGTCGGCAACGCTAACACGACGTACTACACGATCAATGTGGATAATCAGTGGGAAGTTGGTATCGGCACGTATCTCGGTGCTGGCCCTACGCTTTCCCGTGATACGGTTCTTGAGTCCAGTAATGCTGGTTCGCTTGTAGACTTTGCCGCAGGCGTCAAGGATGTATTCCTTACATATCCTGCAGAAAGATCGGTGTATCAAGACGGCTCGGCTATCGCCGCAGGTTCTGCAGTACTCCCCATCGCCAATGGTGGTACAAACGCCACGACCGCTGGCGCTGCTCTGACGTCTCTAGGTGCGTATGCGGCATCTAACCCAAGCGGGTTTACCTCTAATACTGGTACGGTAACGTCGGTAAGTGGGACGGGAACTGTTAGTGGGCTTACACTTACAGGCTCAATTACAACGTCGGGGTCTTTGACCCTTGGGGGTACGCTGGCCTTAACATCGGGTGAGGTGACTACTGCCCTTGGCTTTACACCCTACAACGCTACCAACCCAAGTGGTTACCTCTCGACGGTCAACCTTGCAACAAACGTAACTGGCACTCTCCCTGTTGCCAATGGCGGTACGGGTGCGACCACATTGACGGCGAACAACGTCCTCTTGGGTAATGGTACAAGCGCGCTTCAAGTTGTTGCGCCGGGGACAACGGGCAATGTATTGGTCAGTAATGGCACAACATGGGTATCACAGGCACCGTCCTCGTCGGGGGTATCTCAAGCACGCGCCACCGCACTGGCGCTAATATTTGGATTGTAAGGAGATATTAACGTGGCAGCGCCGAATATAGCATCACTCACAACGATCACGGGTAAGACAACGTACTTAACACCGGGAGGCACGGTGGCCCTTGTTCTGGTACGGAACGCAGCGGCATCTAATACGGTGCTGAAGATCAATCAGGTTGTGGCCGCCAACATTAACGGTACGAACGCCGTTGACGCAACGGTGTCGATTTACACAAACGGCGCAGTGGCGC